AACCGTACTTATCTATTAACGTGTCAGGTAAAGTTTTGTAGGCAGCTTCAAATGGCTTTGTAAAAAACAAGCTTGGTTTAATTCCTTTGAAATAAATACTTCGTGCAATTAAGAATTGAATACTCTTTTTAAAGCCCGCAGCAGAAACAGAACGCGCAGCAAATTTACCGTTGTTACGTGGTGCAATACCTTTTCGAACTATCCATTTATCCAGCTTACTCGGGTCAGGCATTTTATCCTTATATGAATAAGGCGAACCGTGTTTCACTCGTTTACCGTCAACTCCTTTATCTTGAAAGTTACCGTACGGCTCCATCTCGAAATAAATACCTATTGAATTAGGCATCTCTTTTACTTCGCCTTTTATTGAATTGCTTAACTTACCGCTTGAATTTTTACCCAACCTTTGTAAATTAGCTTTCGCTTCAGCTACTACCAAATCACGAAACTTCTCTAAGGCTTTTAATCTTTCACTCATTAACAAACAGTCATTTCATTAGGAACTAAAATATCAACAGTCATAGTCCAACCAGCTAAATAGTTTTCAAATCTTTCAGCAAAGGCTTCTAAGGTTGGGTTACCGTCCACTTGAAAAGCATCCGTAAATAAGTCGCCACGTCGAAGCTCTTCGTACAACCTATTCAATACTGAAAGCATTGTATTAAGTACGTAAATCTCGTTGTCGTTACCGTCGAATATATTTGTATCTTCGTCTTTTGACTTATTGACAATATCCATTGCCATTAAACTCACGTTAAAACGAATTATATTACTTTCAAATGTAGCGTTGTTTACTATAATATGAACTAAAGGGAATATTGTTTGCTTTGCCAAATCGACTGCAAATATATCGCCTTGAGTAACCGTGTTTACAAATGGATCGTTTTCTAAGTTGGTTTTTAACGTATCTAATACAGTGTAATAATTAGCCATGTCTTTGTATTTTTTTTAATTCTCGTTCTTCTATTTCTCGTTTTTGTCTTTCATAAGTGAGGTAGGTAAGACACTTTCTAACTCCCAGTCGGGTAACTTCATCAAACTTTGTAACGTCTCCCTGAGAAAGCGCATAGATTGAATTGTACCATCCCCATCTTTTATTAAATTGCGTTCTTTCGCTAAAGTCATTATCTTCGGATTCTTCTTTATCTCCGTCTCCAAAGAGGTAAGCGTATGTTGAACTAAGTCGCTTCCTAAAGTCGAAAAAAAAACCGTTGCACCTAAGACAACATCCAGCGAAGCGTACTTCATAACATCACTAAATTCGTCCGTTCCTTTGTACTCAAATATTTCGTATCGGTCTTTTACTTTCTTTGTAATAGGTCGGTACATTACCGCCATTGCTTTGTGAAAAGTTTCTACGCTTGATATATTACTTTCCAAATCAATGTATTCCCCAAAAGTCATATCTTCCAGATTAGGAATAAAACCGAACTCCATATCCTTTATTTTGAACGTAGCTTGAAATTTAGGCTTCGTTTTGAATATTTCGTTTAAATGTAGGGTTAAGCTTTTAACGTCGCTCCATTTTACTTTTACAACGTCTTTCATTTTCAGACCGCAAAATATTTCGATAGTCTTTTGACCTATGAACTCCTCGTCATTTGACTTTTCAACTACCTTCATAAATTCTTGGTAGCTCTTTAAAGGTATTTCACTTAATGAAGTAGGTATTACAATTTCTGTTTTCATTCTATATATTAACTTTTAATTCGTGTTTTTGTAGTTTGTAAAGATAATTCACATTATTTGCATACTTGAACGGGTGCGAAATATTATTTATTTACCAAATATGATATTTACCGTAGTTAGAATTCATACCTAACGTTTCCATTTCGTGGTATCTTAGCGCATCAATACCATGATTATTTGTGTCAATTGGTTTATTTAAGCGTGTTCCTTGCTTATCCGTGTCCCAGCAATACGCCCGAAGTTCTTTAATTAGGTTTGTGCTATTTGAAGTAACTAAATATTCATTACGTTGCATAACATCTATTCCGTAGTTTATTGAATCCTTGCCTTTTGTAACGCCTTTAATTGTTATTCCGTAGCGTTTTATTTCTTCAATGCTTTTCGGTTCGCTTGAATCAGCATAAACGGGTACGTGTTTCGGTAGTGCGTTTGCAATATCACTATTCAGCATTCCCGTTTGATACTTCAATTCGTTTATTATCCTGGTGCCGTTGTAATTGTATATTTCAATTATTGCAGTTGGATCGTTCGTGTAACCGAAGTCTAATCCAATACCTATTAAATTCGCTTCTTTCGGTAGTATATCAATAGTTTTCCAGTTACTGAATATAACGCCTTCTAACATTCCTATTTCGCCTAATCCGTAAACCCTCCACCAGTTACTCCAATATGCGCTTGTTTCAGCTTTTAAACGGTTCTTTTCTATTTGTTGTACAATACTATTGTCCAAGGCTTCGTTGTCTTTGTAAGTGAGAATTAAGAAGTCGCTGTCTTGTTCGTCTTTTAGTTCGGTATGTACCCAAAATTCATTAGCGGGGTTAAAGTCTAAATAAATAGCTTTTTTTGTACGAATCGAAAGTTCATTATAAGATTCAAAGGTTACGTTGTTACATTCGTTTATATATAGAACGTCACGCCTTGCACCCCTTAATTTACTTGAATCGTCCGCACTAAAAAATTCAATGTAACTACCATTAGCAAATTCGTATCGTAAAAGCGATTTATTAAAGCGCTCGTCGAAATACCTACCAGTGTCTTTCATGATACGTAAGAAGTCCTTTAACGCACCCCGTCTTAAATGCGGTATTGTTTCAGCTACTACGCTTATTTCCGTTTTCGGGTACGTTGCAGCCTTTGTAATTAGAATCGGAAGTATTCCGTACGTCTTGCCCGCACTTGTCCCGCCCTGAATAATTTTAATTCGTTTTTTTAAAGCTTCTATTTTACGAATTGCTGTCGTTATTATCACTTAGTTTGAATAAAGGTTGTTCGATATTCGTTTGTTCAACTTGTTCTTTTAAGTTGTTTAAACGTTGCGTAATGCTTGCGTTATACTGTCCTACCATGCCGCCCGTTATTTGATCTTCGCGTATTTCTTTGCGTATACGTGAACAGATAGGGATATATTCCGTGTATCTTTTATCAATGTTTTTAAAATATTGTTCTACTTCGCCTACATTATCCCAGCAAAATATTTCGAATCCTTCCATTGTTAAAGGTCTTTCTAAAGGCTCAGCTCTTTCTTCAAATTCTTTACCTCCGAATACGCTTTTAATTCTCGGGTTGGCTTTTACGTCTTCTTTGTATTTTTTAAATAGTTCGTATAGTTGTTCAGGACTATCTAAGTTTCTTGGTCTACCTACTTTTGCCATTTTTTAATTCGTCTTTTGTTAGATTTTCTTCATAAGTTGTTGAACATACCGCTAAACGTTGGTCTATATCTTCGTATTCAAAAGTCATTGTATCGTCAATCATGCACCTTTGAACGAAGTCTTTTTTACTTTCGTCTTTTCGTGGCTTAGGAATTGGCATCTTCGTAGGTGTTAAATAATATTTCTAATTTATTCATTACATCACGTAGACAACTACCACAGCTTGTTGGTTGCATATTTACTTTAAATACTCTATTATAAATTCTTAATAGTTCCTTTTGTTCGGTAGGCTTCATTGAATAACGTGTTTCAGAATACCAGCCTTTTAAATATTCGTATTCGTCTTTTAGTAAACATTCAGGTTTACGATACGGAAATAAAGCGTTTAACTTTGCTTTGCGTTCATCACAACCGCAATCTTCACCAAGTAACCATTTCGCCACTTTTGAAACTCCAGTTACTTCGAGTACCTTTTCTACTGTGTCTCCTAATCCTTCGCTTTTAGCCGCTAATATTTCGGCTTTTGTTTGTCTTTTTCTTGTCATAATCTATTTTTTTTCTAATTCTTTTATCTTATCAATCAACTCTTGAATTTGTTTATTAGAAACTTCATTGATTTCCTCAAGGTGTTCACACCGTTCTTTTAATTCATCGTGAGCTTCTTTTAAATAAAACAAATGATTGTCTAAGGCTTTTAATACATTTTCCATATTTTTTTATTTTATTAGTTCATAATCTTCATTAATTAAATCTTCGTAATCTTCTTTTACATTATCTTTTAAGCGTTCTTTGCAAGTCTTAATTGTTTTCCATACGCTTTTAAAACTTATTCCAGTAACGCCTTCAATTTGCCTTGTACTCATTCCTGAAGTTCGGTATAAGTCAAATAATAGTTGATCGTACCAGTGCCACTGTTTAACCTCTTGGTTTATCTTTATTTCTAATCGTTTCTTTGCTTCAAGTATTTCAGGCAAGTATTCGTCTTTTATCTGGTAGGCTTCCGTTATGCTTACTTTTGTTATTCGTGTTTTGCTTTTTTTATAATCAAAAGTCATGTTTCTTAAAACAGTCCAAACAAAGTTTTTATTCAACTTGCCGTTTAAATAAAATCTTTCAACGTTAT